TGTAAATCCTATCGATTTCACTATCGGTAGAAGACATTGCTGCATTGTTCTTGCAGCCCAAACGACTTCACTTGAGTTCATTGTCGGAACACGAATTTTACCCTCGCTAGTGATTAGAGGGAATAGTTTAACTTTATTGTTATGTTCCGCTTTGTCCGTAAGAACCTCCTCAAAGATTTCTACTATGGTTGGCTCAGGAGTTGGTGATGGTGGTGCCTTTAAAATGTCCATGACCTTTTTCTTATCTGGTCCTCCGAATTTATGGATCAGACCGTCATGGTTCCTTCCGGTTCCTCTTTTAGGTGCCGGCCCACCGAATAGATTAGGCCTTTGGAATGCAGCCTGCATCTTGACAAAACGTTCTATATTTACCTTGTTTCGGACGACTATCTTACGGTACCTCGATAGTACCTCAGATGCTCCTCCGTTTCTTGAAGGATTGTTGATGCTAGCTGCTAGAGCTGGTAAAGGAAGTGCACAAAGATCCATGTTCTTTATTATTTTATCTTTTATTGGGTCTAACATTTCTTTTATGAATCTATCAAGCTCGTCCTTAGTGTCCTTATCTATCACCTTTTTCTCTTGAGTCAATCTCTCTCGAGCAACTTTGACTTCATTCTCAATTTCTGAGGTGCTTGGCCTAGGTAAGAGTACAGCTCTACTTAATGTAGATGCTATAAATAAGCTAATTCTAGTCTTACCTCTAGTTCCTAATCCTTTGCACTCGTTATCTTGTATTCCGAGGGATTTCTTCCTCCACTTGCTACATAATCTACTAATCGTAGCTTTCATGTCGGACGAATAATATAATCTCTTAAAGATTATAAACATCTTTTTAATATATTTTCTGTTATTCGGCATGAATATTTTGTGGATTTTAATTCTTCCATACAACGATTCGAACGTGGTGTTTATCACGTCCCAGTTTTTGAGAATGACGCTGAAGTTCTCCTGGCAGCAGCGATTTTTAATATGTCTGGCAGCCTTTTTAAATAAAGGTACCCCAGTCAGCCTATGAATAGCATTAATATTTCCATATAATGCTATACTGCACACCGCTATGAACTGATGTAATGTAAGAGAAGAAAGTAAAGTTGAATCAATTTTATCTTTCTTCTTCCAGTTCATAAGTGTGGTCATCATAGGTGATGGTGAGATACGTTTTATTTTTCGTGTCTTACCGGACATGGCCTTACTATTTACAGGTTTTTGTTTTTGAGCGTTCTTCGTATCCGTGTTAGTGGATCTGTTGTATGCGTACTCTTG